TATATAAATAAAAAATTGCAGGAAAAAGAAATTCCGATATGTTATTGGCAAGATATTGTTGAAGGTATTTTCAGTTACAAAAGGCATATAAGAAATGGAATTGTTAAAAAGAAAGATGCACGGATTATTTGCTTTCATGGAGACCCAAGACCTAAAGAAATACGGTTATGAAAATATTAGCAACGGCATTATGTTATAATGAAAGACCATATATAGAAGAAATGGTTAATTTTTTTAAAGAGCAAGGATGTTCCTTATTTATTTTGGATAATATGTCTAATGATGGCACTTATGAATGGCTTATAAAAAATAACATACCAACTGCGCGTATAGATACTAAAGAGTCTTTTCATTTGGAGATTTTACAGAAAGAATTAAATAAACATTTAAGTTTAATAAATCCTGATTGGATTGTTTATACCGGTGTAGATGGATATTATCATTTTCCCTCTACAATAAAAGAAGAAATAATACTTGCTGATTCTCTTGGCCATAATATTATTCAGACATTTCATTATTCTGTTTATAATACAGGGGAGGAACGTAAATTACCTTTAAATAGTACTTATTTTTATTCTTCTAAAGACCGTGATTTACAAATGATTGCAAAATATCAAAAAGGAAAAACGGAAATTGTGGCTGATGCTATTAAAGTGGTTAATCCGAATGTCTATATTAGCACAGGATATTTTGTTAATTATGGTATGTGTAAATCAAAAAAAGAAAGAGAAATCACGTATGCAAGGAGAATCAAAGCATGGGAGAAAGGATTAATTAAAGGATGGGGGACACATTATAAACCTGCCCAATTAAAAAATTGGAAATGGAATTCAAATAAGTTGATAGATATTAGAGAAACACCTGAATACGATAAAAATGTAAAATGGTGTCAACCCAGCAAAAAAGTAACTATAATTATACCAACTATGTATTTTCATAATTCAGAAATGGAAATTATGTTAGATAGGTATGAAGATTGTCCTTATATTGAAAAAGTATTAATTATTAATAATACAAATGATACATTTGTTTATTTTAAGCATTCAAAAGTATTTACATTTAATGTAGGTCATAATATATTTGTCAATCCAGCGTGGAAAATAGGCGTATTATTAGCAAATACGAAAAAAATAGCATTGGTTAATGATGATATAATAATAAAAGGTGATTTGAATAAAGTATTTGAACAGGTATTTGATATTTCATTAAAGAATACGGTAATAGGGCCTTCTGTCAGTTGTTATAAAAATAAAGGATTATATGAAGGAGATATTATTATAGAAAAAACAATCTCCCCAAAAATGAATTATGGTTTTGGTGTTTTTATGTTCATGGAAAAAGATACTTTTCTTTCAATTAAAATTCCAAAAGAGTTAAAAGTATGGTATGGTGATATGTTATTTTTTAGAAAATTAACAACTTATAATTTTAAAGGAGTTGAAATTATTACAGAATTTGGAGGGACAAGCCGCAAAATAAATTTAGATGAGTTCCCTCAAAAAGAAAAAGAAATATATAAACATGAAATTAAATTGTAATATGAAAGACCCGATTTTAGTGACAGGATGTGCTCGAAGTGGCACAAGTATGGCAGCAGGAGTTATTAATATTTGTGGAGCTTTTGGCGGTAAAATGGTTGGTGCTAATAGATTTAATGAAAAAGGAATGTTTGAAAATTTTGAAATTCGTAATAATATTTTAAAACCTTATTTAAAAAAATTGCGAGTTGATAAGATGGGTCAATACCCTTTACCTAATATAGAAACATTACCAATTGAAAGTGATTGGAGTGATAGAATAGAAAGCATTATGAGACATGAAGGTTATAAGGAAGGGCCTTGGATGTATAAAGGTGCTAAAATGTGTTTGATGTGGAAACAATGGCATTATGCTTTCCCTGATGCTAAATGGGTAATTGTAAGAAGAAAAACAAGTGATATTGTTTCTTCTTGCATGAAAACAGGATTTATGAGAGCTTTCCAATCAGAAGAAATACAAAGAGCAGTTGGTGTAACCAATGAACGAGATGGTTGGAAATGGTGGGTAAGACAGCATGAACAAAGATTTGTTGAAATGATTACTGCTGGATTAAATGTAAAAGTAATATGGCCTGAAAGAATGGTTTCCGGAAATTACAAACAAATGATGGAAACTGTTGAATGGTTAGGATTAGATTGGAATGAAAAAATATTTAAATTTATAGAGCCTAAATTATGGAAAGCTCGACAAAATAAATAAATTATTATGGTGTATTTAATTACAGGAAAAGCAGGAGCAGGAAAAACATATTATGCAAATGCTTTAAAAAAGGAATTAATAGGAGGGAATAAAACTGTTCATTCAATTGATGGTGATATTTTTCGTAAACGAAATGTGAATGCAGATTTTACAAATAATGGAAGGATTAAAAATTTAATTCAAGCAGCGGAAGAAGCACAAGAACATGAAAATTTAAATGAAATTGTTATTCTTTCTTTTGTTGCTCCTATGAAAGAATGGAGATTATTAATGAGAAGTCATTGGCAGGAAAGCCAATTAATATACATACCAGGAGGGACATTATGGGAAGGTTCAATTTATCAAGTTCCTGATAAGAATGAATTTGAAATTTTTAATAAAATAATGAAAGGGAATTAAAAATGGCAGTAAGAACAACGGTAGATGATGTCAAAGTAATATTAGAAACATCTTTATCAGATGTAATAATAACTGGTTTTATTAATTCTGCTAATATTATGGTAGATGCGTATTTAACAAGTTCTGGTTTAGGAGCTTCCGTTTTAGAAGAAATAGAATGTTGGTTAGCAGCTCATTTAATAGCTTCAACAAGAGACAGAACTACGGAAACAGAAAAAGTTGGTGATGCAGCAGTTAAATATACCGGAAAATATGGAATGAAATTGGACGCAACTCTTTATGGACAAATGGTTCAAGTTTTAGATAGTTCAGGAAATTTAGCATCAGCAGGTAAAAGAAAAGCATACATAACAGCAACTGAAAGTTTTGATGATTAAGAAATTATGGGAATTATACAAGTATTAGAAAAAGCGTATATACAAACAGCAGTTTATTGGGCAACACCAATATCTGATGGTTACGGGGGTAATACATATACCACACCTATAGAAATTTCTTGCCGATGGGAATATAAACAAGAAGTAACTACTGAAAGAAAAGGAACGGCAGCACATGGAGAAGAAATAATCAGTACAGCTCAGATATATGTATTGCAAGATATGAGTGAAGGGGAAGTACTTTATTTGGGCAGCAAGGATGAATTTACAGATGTTATTTGGGATGATAATGCACCTTGGGATGACGCAAGAATATGGGCAGAAGCTCCAAATGCAATAGAAAACGCTTTCAAGATTAAAAAGTTTGAAAAAACACCTGTATATCGTTCAACTTCTAATTTTTTGAGAAAGGTTTATTTGTAATGGTAAAGAAGCAATTTAAATTAACAGGTATTAGAACCATTAGTAAAAATTTAAATAAAGAAATTTTATTAATGAAAGGAAAAACATTGGCTGGACTAATTAGTGCTTCCATTGTTGTCCGTAGGAAAATGGCTTCTACACCTCCTTTAGTCCCTGTTGATACAAGAAATTTAGACCATAGTTGGTTTGTGGTGACTGCAAAAAATATAAATGATGGAAATAGCCCTTCATTTAAAGGAGAAGATAAAGGGGAAATGGTAACAAAGCATCAAGAAGTTATTGGGGAAGAAAAATCAGGTCTTGCTGCAATCAAAATACCAATGGTAACAATGGGTTTTTCAGCTAATTATGCTATATATGTACATGAAAGAGTGGGAGATATAAATTACCAAAAAGCAGGAGCAGGTGCTAAATTTTTTCAATCAGCTTTAGAAAAAAGCAAACCTGAAATGTTGCAGGCAATTAAAAATCACGCAAAAATAAGATAATGAATACACCAGCGGTTGATATAAAAGATGTTTTAAAAGATATAAGTTCTTTAGGTTTGACATTTGCTACTAATTTATTTGTAGGAAAGGAACCAACAAGTCCTGATGATTGTGTTACAATATTTGACACTCCTGGTGGTGTCCCTCAATTAACATTTGATAAAACAGAAAAATATCATTATCAATCAATTCAAATTAGAATAAGAAATAATAGTTATGTAGAAGGCAATACATTAGCATATCAAATTGAAGAAGAATTACAAGGATATGCACATACAACAGTTAATTCTACATATTACAGTTTAATTCAATCAATGGGTAGTCCTTGCCTGTTGGATTGGGATAAAAATAATCGAGCAAGGATAATTATAAATTTTAACATACAACGGAGGTAAATTATGAGTAAAGCAGTAAGTGGTATAGGAGCATCTTTTCGTAGATGGGACAGTACACAAGACAGCGATGGAGCATGGGTAAAAATCGCAGGAGTTTTAAGTATCGGGGGACCTACCATGAGTCGGGATACAATAGAAACAACATCATTGGATAATACGGATGGTTATAAATCATTTATAGGCGCTTTGCGAGATGGAGGGGATATTTCTTTTTCTATGATTTTTGCAAGGGATGAATATGAAACGATGAAAGATGATTTTGAGGATGATGCCCCTCAGAATTATGAAATTGTATTACCAGATGCAGATAATACGACATTAGAATTTGAAGGGTTAGTAACGGAATTACCCTTAGATGTGCCTATTGAGGATAAAATCACTTGTGATATTGGCATTAAAATTAGTGGCAAAGTGGAATTAGATTCTGGTAGCGGTTCTTAATGGGGCTGGATTTTTAATCAAAAAATCAATTTTAAGTTAATTTAAAACTATTTAATCATGGTAGAATATATTACGTATAAAAAGAAGAAATATCCTGTTAGAGTTTCTTATTTTGCCTTAAAACATATGGCAAAAGAATCAGGAAGTAAAGAAATATCAATGGAGAACATTGGTAATATGGATATTGAAATGTATGAATCTTTATTATTTTATTCTTTGCAAGCGGGTACAAAAGCAGAGGAAACCACATTTTCTTTTGAGAAAAAGGATATGGAAATGATATTGGATGAATGTTTAATGGAATTTGTCAATTTAATACCGAAGTTCTTCCCAAAGCCTCAGGAGGAGGAGGGGACGGCAAAAAAGAAGAAATAATTGATTATAATGTAGCCTGCGGGTTGGCAATGTCTCGGTTACATTTATCAGTTTTTGAATTTTATCAAACAACTCCAATTGAATTTTTTTATGCTTTAAAACAACAAAAGGAGTGGGATGAAATTTATTTAAAAACAGTAACAAGAACTATATATGAATCAATGAGGATTCAAACTACATTAATTCATAATATGAGTCCATATAGTAAGAAGGCTATTAAAAAACCTACTTCACTTCTTAAATTTGAGTGGGATGAAAAAGAACAACCAAAAGTGCAAAGTTTAGAAGAAATGAAACAAGCATTACACGGGCTCGCAAAAAAGTATGGAAATAAAAAGAAGGGAAAGAAATGAGCCAAAGTCTCGGAACATTATTAGCAAGATTAGGAGCAGATACAACTCAATTTGATGCTGCATTGACAAAATCACAAGCCCGTATGGCAACCGTAGGAAAGTCAATGAAGAAAATAGGTATGAAAATGTCTATGGCATTGACATTACCTTTAGCATTAATAGGTGGGGCTTCTTTTAAAATGGCTAAAGATTTTGAAGTATCAATGAGTAAGGTTATTGGTTTAGTAGGAGTTGCAAAAGAACAAGTAAATGCTTGGAAGGAGGATATACTTGCAATGGCTCCGGCTGTTGGTAAAATGCCAAAAGAATTAGGAGAAGCTTTGTTCTTTGTTACTTCCGCAGGTATTCGTGGAGCAAAGGCAATGGAAGTTTTGGAGGCTTCAGCAAAAGCAGCTTCCGCAGGATTAGGTGAAACAAAGGATGTTGCTGATTTGGTTACTTCAGCGATGAATGCTTATGGTAGCGAAACATTATCAGCAATGGATGCGACGAATGTATTGGTTGCTGCTGTACGAGAAGGAAAGGCAGAAGCAGCTGATTTGGCAGGTAGTATGGGAATGGTTTTACCTATTGCAAGTGAAATGGGGGTTCGGTTTGATGAAGTAGGGGCAGCAATAGCAGCAATGACAAGAACGGGAACAAATGCCGCC